CCACCGTTTCCGGAAGGCAACTAAAAGGTTACCTTATTAGAGTGTAGACGGATATCCGTTTTACACCAAGCTTCCCGGGAATTCCCACAGAAAGCCCCTCACTAGAGGAAAGAGCGTCCGGAGACGCTGGCTCGTATGTTGCTTTCCAGTACTCATAGTCAGCACTCTCTCGAGTGTAGATTGAGTAACAGGGCAAAACACGATCGCCGCTGTAGACCCTAAAGGATCGACGCGGTTTCCATGTGAAGGTGTCAAACACAGAACCTGCCCAACCCCTTGCAAGATGCTTAGGTTTGGGTTCAGGCACCCACTTTCCAAGTAGGTGTCCATCGCCGTAACCATCGGGCCCGTATATGCGAATACACGGATCGATGAGCGACACGATAGAGTCCGTGGCCTCGAAATCGAATGCACGATAGTAACTATTGTGCAACCTGAAAAGGTCCGACACGAGGAGCCTGTCCTTAATATAGACAGGTCGGATATCAATACCATGGAAGTAATCCGCTCCACAACTTTCGCGGAACGGACCCTCGTTAAAGCTCTTAGCTCGATTTACCTCGAAGCCCACTTGATAGAGGACCTCGGTAAGTAAGGGGTATGCGGCGGATGGACAGATTATGTCGTCGCCGTACGCACGGACTTCCTTCCAAGGAATTCCGAGCTCTACGCAGCAGCCATAAGCCAATGCATAGAAGATTAACGTTTCTAAAGGAAACGTAAACCCGTTGCCCATCGAGGAGAACTTTTCTAGGCGGATCAAGGTTCCATCAAAACTGGCGGTTCCTGTCCGGAACCGCTTCAGAAGGTAGAACCAGTCGTTCGGGAGAAGGTCGTAGACCAACTCGAGAGCAACGGTGTCACTCGCGCTAGAGAGGTCGACAGTCGCCAGCGATCCATCGAGCGAACCCTTACGGGCCGCTCTCTGGTTTGCTGTTTGATCGCGAATGTCGATTCCGCAGACCCGGAGCCTCTCAGCCATGAACTTACCGATTCCCCCTTGATACAGAGTATTAAGGGACGGTTCAACCATGACTGATCGGTCTTCCTTCGCTGACTTTGGTACGAACACCACTTTACCAGGATGAATTATCACTGGGAGTGGTCCAACGTCCTTGAGGGCTTGCGCCCACGTTGGAAGCTCTTCCCACACTAAGTGTAGTGACGGAGCTAGTTCTACGCTACAGGAGGGGACAGTCCCGAGTTTTGCTCGGGCCGACGCCATTCTTTTTGGAATTTGCGTCGTCGCGCCAGGGCCAAAGTGAAGAACCATGTCTTTCAACGAAGGTACATCTCCGAGAATGAGAGCGATTTTCCGCGCGGCGTGAAAAAGTACACGTTCCGTACGGGGGAATAATTGATATTCCCCTACTCTCCTTCTCTTAAAGATTTCGTTCGTCTGCCGACATTTTTCTTCGGCCGCTCTGAACTTCTGGATTGCTGTGGCTCTTCTATCAAATCCGAGGTCGAGATCTTTCCGTTTTTGGAAAAATGCAAGCCCTTGGCGGATATTAGAAGCTGAGCGTTCGTCGAGAACAGAGTAATCAACATCAAGCAAAATGAGACCACGGATATCGTCACGCATGAGTAAATCAGCGTAGCGAATGCCGTGCTCACCCGCCTGGTTGAAGTGCCTGAGCGCAAGGCTCTTAAGGAGGACATAGCTGTCACTCTGCAGAAGAGGCTGATCCCAGCGAGAGTATCGCATAACTTATCCTTAGAAAGGAGTTAGTTGGGCCGCATAGAAGCGGTCAAGGTAAAACCTTGATCAGAACCTGATCAGGTCGGTGCGTTCAGCAAGTCGAAAAGGTCGGCCGCAGGGCCGGTCGTGACAGGAGTCACGCTTGTCGAAATGCCGCCGGCGATATTAAGTGCCAGTTGACGCACCAACCTCCGCCCGGAGCTGTCCGACCGCTCATGAAAGAACCCGACCAAATCGATCGTGTTCTCATAAGCGACCTTCGGAGCCGCCGAGTAGCCCGCAGAGTTGGAGCCCGTAACCACCTCTTGAACCGGGACGACTGTCCTGGAAGAGAGCCGGTACACACCCGACTTCTGGCGCTCGAGGGTCATCGTGTGTCGCACTTGTGCGTACACGGGGACACCCGAGGCAGATTCCCGCCATTGGGCGGTAACCTTGTCCTTCTCGCGAGAGACGGACACCGGAAGAAGCGTGTGAGATACCGGGGTTCCGGCACCATCATAAGCGACGATGTTGGCGATTGCTGCCATAGGTTTCGAGTAGTGAGGGTTATCCTCTTTCTCAAGGAGGCCCAGTTACCGGTTGCCAAACCGGGGAAAGGCGTTAGTGAGGAGAGCCACGCTGTTAATAGCGTGAACCCAAGACGCGATTTTGTCGCGCCCCTTAAAGGAAGGCAGAGGAACTTCGAGGGAAGTTGTAACAACTCTTTCGAGCGTACCATACCGGTGAAACCAACTTTCTAATGGGAAAACCCAAAAGACAGGGTCGCTCCCCGGTAAGTTCTCCCGAGTCATACCTTCTAAGTGAACTCGGTCAAACCGAGTTTTCACAAAAGTGCCTGTCAAAGCACGGCTCAGCGCGGAAGCTGAGAGGTAATCACCGATCGGTAAAAACCAATCCGCCACAAACGAGTAGGGAACGAGTTCCCACGCCGTTGACAGCGGATCTTCTAAACCGACGAGGGCCGCCTCATTGATGTGAGTCAACTTAGCCTTAAATTGCCCTTGCAGGATTGACGATCCTGATGCGATCCACCCGGAGGTCCCAGGAACTGGGGTACCTTTGAGTTTACGCATAGCTCGGTAATTCATGACCATCGGTCGACTTTGCATCGCAGCAAGGTGCTGCGTAGCAGAGAAGACGTCATGTATGAGTGGGAGCCAGCCATACTGAAGCTGGAGCCAATTGCTAGCAAACCAGTGCTCTGTGACTTCGCCCTTAGCAAGATTCTTGCTAAGACGCTTCTTGTCAACAAGCAAATGTCTGCCTGCAGAGACGACGTCCCCCTTTCGGAGGGACTTCGCAGCTCTGTAGATGCGGGAAGCCGCATTCGCAATAGTAGAGAGGCTCTCTCTACCCTCAGCGAGGAAAGTAGCGAGGTTGAAATCAGAGCCTTGAATTCGCTCACGAAGCTTGCCGATTAAGGCAAGATCGTCGTTCGAATCCCAGGATCGGTGTGGGTTCGCTGAAAATCCTTCCGTAGATGCCCAGTTACGCGAGTAACCAGGGATACCTAAAGAGGCACAGGAACCCATCACCTGAAATTCAACATCGTTTGTTTCCACGTACGTCATGTTATAACCATGCTCTTCACGGCGTTTGTTCACTCTTTCGAATGGATCGCGCACCGCGAACACCTTGCGGGTATAGCCCTTGTCCCCTACGGGGACACGGTAGCTATAGTACCGAGAAGGAGCCCGTTCAACACGGGGAGTGTCAGCACCTGACCAGTTTCGGCTTTTGTAATAACCGAAGTTCCCGGACAGGCCAGCAGGCCCATGCGCCCCATAGCAAGTAAGGAATTCTAATCCTTCTTGCACGGGGCGACGTTGGTCGCTGACATGGTAACCGCTTGTCATTAAGACCTCACTTGGACGACCCCGAAAGGGGCCGGGGTTTTGCCCTGGCTTGAAAGCCATCCAGAGATTACACGCATACCTAGGGATCGTTGCCCGGACCGGAGGTTAGCTGCTATCACGCAGTTTAGCTCTGGCTACCCGGCTGGCTACCCGTAAAAGTATGTATGTAATCACCAAGGTGACATCTCGAGAGAGAAGCCACCAGAAGGTTCTCCTCTGCTTAAGGCGTCAACATGCACCGTCCGTTAGCGTCAAGGAACCAGTCGCCCCCTGCCAGATTAACAAAGACATAATACTTATGTCTAAGTTGAACCAACAGGGGGACGGCATAGTTCCAATAGTCGCCGTCGTTCGGGCCGAATGAAGCCCTGTTTCGGATCTCAATTCGCAACAAGGAATCAAGCACTGCGTCTCGTCGATCAGAGGGAATAGGCTCGCTTGCACCGAACGCGTTCATATACATCAAACCGATGTAAACGTCCGGGTCGGGCTCGCTAGGCACTAAACCCACGATGACGACATCATTGCTCTCATAAAGCTGCATCATGATCTCCAAAAGCAGAG